TCGTAAAGGTACACATTTCATCAGATTTCGTATACATTTTTGCATACGTATTAAATGATGCTTTAGCCAATGCTTCACCTTGAAACTTTACTTTACAATTTTGTGACGTACAAATGTTTGCATCATATACCCGTTTTTCAAAAATTTTATATATAGAATCATCCATTTTTGTCATACCAAACCGTTTCCAATCTGGTATAAAAGTAATCGAAACACTCGATGTAGCACTCGAATACTTTTTTATTTTGGGTGTATTACACTTTTTCATATTATCTGACCATTCCTGTGTGTATATACATTTGTTTTCTCCATCTTTAATTTTTATAGAAAAATTAGTCGAATAAACATTTGTAAGTTTTGCGCCGTATCCATTACGACCACCAACAACACGTTTCTGTGTGTCGTCATAATTTGTACTCGTGAGTAAATGTCCAAACGTTAACTCTGGATTCCATAAACCTTCTTTTTCGTGCATTTTAACGGAGATACCACCCAAAGGTCCATTATTTTCAATTGTTATTTCACCAGACACTTTATCGATAGAAACACTCATAGACGTTACATTTTTTGGGTACATAGAGTTTCGGTCGATCGCATTTACTAAAATTTCATCAAATATTTTTAAAAGTGCTGGGGAATACATGATAGTTTTCTTTTCAAATTTATCATTTTCATATATCCAATATGGTTCCGCTACACGTGAAACAGGTCCAACGTACGAATCCGGACGCTTTAAAATATGTTCCACGTGTGTGAGTTTTTGAATACTTTCACCCATTTATGTTATATAAAGTCGTTTATTTAAGTATCTTTTTAGTCCTTCGAACCAGTATACTAATTCATCTTTTGTTTTTGACTTGGGTTTCGAATATATATTTTTTATACGACCACACTCGCGGTCACGTAACGTTGTGATTCCAACTTTATACGAATTTATATAACATGCATAACAGACACGTTTTACATCCGTACCAAAAAATTTTAGATACGTATCATTATTGATAGTAAAAATAGGTCGTAATTTTCTATATTCTCGAACAAGTATACGTTCTTCTGTCGTTTTTGTGTGTACACACGGCTCTAAAGGGCATTCACATAAATAACACTCTTTTGTCCACTTAAGATTCATTTAAAAGTAAAAGGTTTTATCTTTTATATTACTCACCTAAAGTGAAGCTATACGTTCTTTTAAGTTTTATAAAGAACCACATCTTTTACTAACCTAAGTTATTTTATTTTTAGTAGAAATTAAGATGTCGCAATACTTTCTACCGACCGTGATTCAAACGAATTTTAGTGATACTAAAAATGTACTCACTAAAAAACATCAATCAAATATTAAGACTTATGATGACTGTTTACGTGTATCCAAAACCTTGAAAACAAGTAAAAAAACACCAGAAGAAATGGCGTCAATTCTCGATAAAATGAGGAAAAAGAAACTTGAATCTCAAAAAACAAAGCCGATACAGGTTTTAGATTCTGTACCTAAACAAGATACTTCCGAAATTCGTAATATATGTAAAGCATTTACATTATCAGGGAAAAAGTGTACATTCAAAGCAGTATGCGGTGATTACTGCAAAAAACATAGAATAGATGATCAAGTGTTAGGAACTAGGCCAAAAATAAATGTTTCCTTATTATAAAAAATGTTAGATCAAGAAACACTCAGACCTGTCATAATAGCCATGGCACTTTATCTTGCAATTTCAAAAATCGTACCAGAACTTCTTAAGAAACCAACTAATATTAAATTTATTGATGATATCGTCGCCATGCTCATTGCTCAGAGAGGCTCACTCATGTCCGGTGCTATCTTGACCGGTATTATCACTTTCCTCACCAATTACGTCAGTGACGAATTCCTGTAATACATTTTCTTTACACGTCAACATATGAGTCCTCGGATGTTCCATATACCTTATTTTATTTGTGTATGCATCTTCCATAAACTCGCGTAATTGTTTTTCGTCTGGTTTACCCCATTCCATACCCACTTGATACAAAAAATCATCTTTTACGAGTTTTTGACGTTCACATTTTATCGTATACGGTGTTTTTATATATTCGGGTGCACCCCCATAATCTGTTATAATGACGGGTTTATTGCGCAAAGCTGCTTCCACTGCACCCATACCAATACCTTCCGAACTCGAAAAACTTACGTAGCAATCACCCAGTGCGTGGATTTTTTCCATTTCTTCATCAGTAATAAGACCGTTTATAACTTCAACGTTTGGTATTTTTATTTGAATTGGCTGTTTACATGTTGCCTTAATCAAAAGACGTGTATCAGGTTTATTCATACGAACGAATGTTTCAATAATTTTATTAAAATTTTTCCTTGGATCCGTTACATTTCCGATGTGATAAAATGTGTACGGTCTATGATCAGGCACGTGTGCGTGTACAATATAAAAGTCCGTGTCTGGAAACTGTTTTTTAAACACTTTTCGACAAAATTCACTCGGTACAGCGATTCTATCAAAGAATTTAAACAGTTTACCGTAATCTTCGTGTACAGTTTCAGTCTCACATATAGTCATACACGTAACGTGTTTGATTTTACTTTTAATTTCGGGTATTTTATCTAACCAATGTGGTACAGGTAAAGCATAAATAAATGCACGTTCACACACAGGTATATCATTTTGAAGTTCAATATACTGACTCCCAGGAAAAAGACCCATATATTTTTTACACTGCTGACCTATTCCACTTAAAAGAGATGGGCCGATGAATAACATTTAGTATAAAGATAATATTTCTTTTATATATATTACGCGATGGACTCTATTAGAGAACAAATTGAAGAAGCACTTCAAAGACCAAAAATTCACAAAGAAACTGTCTATGGTATCCTTAGACAAATAACTGATGCAATTGAACCACCAGCTCCAACCCCAGCTCCAGTAAAGGTCGCTGCACCAGCTCCAGTAAAGGTCGCTGCACCAGCTCCAGTAAAGGTCGCTGCCCCAGTAAAGGTTCCAGCTCCAGCGCCACCAGCTCCAGCTCCAGAAACACCAAAGAAAAAGGTTGTTAAACGTGTCGTTAAAAAGAAGGCTGTGGAATCGAAGGAGTAAATTTATTTTTTACAAATACAAATCCACCTATTACCATCGTTATGAAGAGTATTAAGTAACGCAAAGGGTACTTTTTCTTTTTTTCCTTCTCTATTTTTTCAATATCCTCCTTATCTGGAAGTTTTTTAACGTTTACGTTAAGATCCTCTATCTTCCCGATAAGTTTATGTAACGCCTCAAGCATTTGAACTTCGCGGTTCACGGGTTTTTCCTTAACGTCTATAGTTGTAACTTCGAGAACCATATACCATTCTGCATCCGGTTGTAAAGTAACGTAATCTGTATCTTCTTGAAATTCATATAACTTAAAATGAAGTTTTTGTATAGATATGGGATTAAATAGGTTTGTTTGTCTTGGGAATGCTTTCCATTGTTTATCCCTTAATATAGTATGTGAACTATGATTATAATGTCTTTCGAGTGGTACACGTGCTAAAACTTGTCCATGACGCTCATCGAGTATTTGAGCACGTTTAGGTATATCTTCGCATATTATATCAACATACTTTGCAATACTACTCACGTGATTATCAGAATTTGGGTTTTCCTGTCCAACCTGTGTCACGTAAAAATCAACTGGTTTTAGGCCACACACTTGCGTCATATCTTCTAGATGTAAATTTGATTCGAGTGTAAGATCTATACTAAACGTATTATTTGTACCATTTACAAATTTTGAATCTATAAGTATATACTGAACCTTTTTTGGTAAGTCCTGGAGTGAAACCATCTTGTATTTAGTATATAAAAAAATAAATATAAATAATAGCAGTAATGTTTTCGTTTTATTCGAGTGTGTGTAATTTATTATCACCTAAAACAAAACCAATAAAAAATGTACAAAAACCCCCATCTATAAAAATGTGTGAAAATGACTATATCATATCTAAAAATGAAGCGAATGAGATAATCATTTTAGAGGTTCCTAAGAAACCTAAGTTTATATACTTCTAATAAAATGTATAAAAAAATGAAATGGACGATTACATTGCCTTACACACGTACGACTATAAACTCTCGTTTTGTCAAGCGACAAACGAACTCCCGGGTGACATGCAAAGACTCATATGGGAAAAACTTAATGCGTACGAATCACGTGATCTCGTGTGCCCGGGAGCCCCTCAACGATCCCCCCGAAATTCACGATTCTCAAAAGAGAGACTCGAAACTTTGGTTAACCGATGGAGAGAACAGTGGGGCGAACCTACTTCGTGAACGCATGAATATATTGGCACGTGAACAGCTTTATTTTGATGATTACGAAAGTAGTGAATATGATTCATATTCACTCATACTTTATAAACTTCTACTTGAGGATCTTACATATCAAAAGCGTGAACTACAATATTCTACAATCTTTGGTGATAAATGGAGGAAATCGCCTACAAATAAAATAGATTTAACCAATATTCAAATTAGTATACACGAAGTTGAACAGAGGTGTAATAATTTTAAAATAAAAGAACGGAAGTTTAAGAAAAAGTATTTTCAAGATGAAAACTATATTATTAAAGGTATAGATATAGAGTAAATAAATTGTAATGTTGAGTATAATAAACCCATACACTAAAACCATTAGAATATCGTGCCCCACTAAACGTAAAGAAGGTATAGCGGAATATGAAAAAATAAAAGATAAAATTAAAAAGACAACTTTACAATACGGTGTCGCTGTTTCGACCTACCATTTTATTTTTCATACACCCATTGACGGTGTATCTGCTACTTTAGGGACAATTGCGTCGTGTATTTATGTAGACTCGTTGTCATCATACGTCGATAATATTGAAAGAATACCCGTTTTGAATAAACGATTATTGTTACCAACGTGTCTCGCACTAGCCGAATCAACTTGGAATTCTAATGATTTACCATTCGATTTTAATATGGGGGCAACTTTATTTGGATTTTTAGCGTATAAAATGGCATTTTATCAAATCGTGGCCGAAGAAATATTGATGTACAGTGAAGACCTAAGTGATATAGATCAATTATAATAAGTATACTATAAAAAATGTCTCTCATTTACCAACTTACCAAACAAACGGTTAGTCTTGAAAGACTTGACAAACTTGACGGTGTTCTTTCGAGTTTTCGAACCGATCAATTTTCATCTGGCACACCTTCTCAAGTGTATGGGGTGAGATTGAAAACAAACTTTCCCCAGGATTTAATAAAGTTCAAAAAGGAACTTAATCATATTGCGTATGTCGGTGTATCTGCATTTAACGATAAACTTCACTTAGTGGACTTTATGTATGAAGAGAAATACGAAGATGGTACTCGGATTGGTATTATTGAGCCAGTAATCCAAATGTTGGCAAAAGATGAATTGGATACTATGGTTGTTCCGCGATACGTCCCGGAAGAATGGATCGAGTTCTGGATGAATTACTTTAAAAACGAGTTTAACTGTCAAAAAACTCTTTTACAGTTTGTTGAAAAAAATAACCTTCACGGAAGCATTGACTGGACGGAACTTTACAACTCGTTCCCTGAAAATATGGACTTAAAACTTAGCAACTAATGTGTAATATAATACGATGAGCCTTACTTACGAACTCCTTAAAAACTGTACCACGATTGTTGAACTTTTTGACGTTAACGAACTCTTTTCCGAATTAGCTGGTGAAAAATGTAAAGTATACGGTTTACGCGCTGATTTTGGGTACCCCACACACCTTATTCCTAAAAGTACGTATAAGTATATTGCCTATATTGGTATTTCTAATAGAAAATTAGAAACATCGTACGGTCAAGCCCAGTTTATTGAATTTTATTATGAACCTAAGGATATTGGTATTTTGGAACACTTTTTTGATATGTACCTCGAAAGTGAAAAGGAGATTCTTAAAGAATGTGGGTGTAAAGGTGATGAAGAGTTTACCGTCGAACTTTTCCCGAGTAAAATTACTAAAAAGAACCTCATGTTTTGGAAATGGTATTTAGATGAACAGTATGGCGTTAACGATAAGATTTCTTTACGTGATTTCCTAGACGATTATGAAATTACGTATCAAATCGACCACGATCGGTTATACGATTATTTACCGGAAAATATTGACGATTTGGATAATGAAAGTGAATACACGTCGGATTCTGAATCCGAACTCGAAGAAGGTGAAATAAGAACC